TGGTTTAGATACTGAAGACGTGGATAGAGTGTGTGAACTCTTAAAAAAATTCAAATAGCTTAAAACAACTAATTTTTAATATATAAATGCCCACTGCTCTCGTCACGGGAGGATGTGGGTTCATCGCGTCCAATTTTATCAACCGGATGAAAGATAAATACCCGGATATTGTTTTTGTTACCGTTGATAAAATGGATTACTGTTCAAATCCTAAAAACATACACGAAGGAAAAGCGATTATTGTTAAGGGAAATGTCGGTAACACTGAACTTATAGAACACCTCATACATGAGTATAAGTTTGATTATGTTTTTCACTTTGCTGCACAAAGTCATGTGGATAATTCATTCGAAAATTCACTCACGTTTACTAGAGATAATGTATACGGTACACACGTTCTCATAGAGGCCTGTAGACATCACCTACCAAATATTGAATTCATTCATTTCAGCACGGACGAGGTTTACGGTGAAAGTGTCACCGATGTACCATTCAATGAAAGTGAAACCGTTCTTAAACCAACAAACCCATACTCGGCATCTAAAGCGGCAGCCGAAATGGTCATTCATTCATATATAGAATCATTCAATATGAATATAAAAATCATTAGGTGTAACAATGTATATGGACCAAATCAATACCCGGAAAAACTCATTCCCAAATTCAAGAAACTTCTCAAAGAAAACAGAAAATGTACCATTCATGGTACAAGGAGCGCCCACGTAAAAAGAGCTTTCATACACGTGGATGACGTGGTCGACGCTGTGGATGTGGTTTGGAAGAAGGGTGGAAACGGTGAAATATACAATATAGCTTCAGATTATGAACTTACCGTCATGGATGTTACAAAACTCATCATAAAAACCATAAAAAATACTGAAAATTATGATGAATGGATAGAATATGTAACTGATAGACCATTTAATGATCGAAGATATTACATATGTGCCGATAAATTAAAGTCAATTGGTTGGAGACAAAACAAGGGGATTGATGATCTTATTAAGTTTTTTATTGAGTAACACCGACCGACGCAACTTGACGTGTCAACGCTGGCATTGTGGATCAAACTCGAAGAGCTGACGCAGCCATTTCCGGTGATCTCAACGCCGCACTCGCCGCCGCGTTCGCGGTCGCCGCCGCGTTCGCGGTCGCCACCACCTTTTTACCCTTGAACATCATAAACAGACACACGAACAGCATCAGCATATTAAGAGCGGCGGAAAATCCAGCGTATCCCATCTTACCCTTCTTGTCAGCTGGATCACATTCGTTTATCACGTGTAGCAACATGAAAGCACCAACCGCACCCATCAAAGAGAACAGCACGTAGAAAGCAGAAAGTTCAGCGGTAAACAATTGAATTGTCAATAGAGTCGTAACAACACCCAACGCCATAGCGAGTGTATGACTGAAATATCCCTTTATGTTCTGCAATTTCTCGGAACTGTCGGTTTGTCCACATTTATTCAATACATTTACACCAAGAGCGGACACCGATACATAAAACACGAGTAGAAGTACGATAGAAATAATCGTTCCGGGTTTCATTTTAAGATCGAATGTCTGCTTTTTTAATTGCCTTGCGGTAGACACGACCGGTGCGGCACCTTGAAATTTTTGGTAACCTCGTCCCATGGAATCGACTGTGGCGTGTCCCATGCTGGACATGCCTCTACCCATCGCGGCACCACCTTTCAAGAAACCACTTTTGGCTCTGCCAAACATTTTATAATATATCAAAAGAAATTAATATCATCATATCAGAAGAATACATGGTAATTTTCCTGATATTGTGAATCTTTCATGAAATTCATATATACATGGTTTAAGGTGAGGGTAAAATCTTAGTTTTAAAGGTGTGTAAAGGGTAGATGCATGTAGTACAATCGATATACATCATATTAATGCTCATGTCTTATGTGTTTCAGAAGACAGGAAGATTAACGTTCGAAGAAAAATGTAAATTATTAGAATTCACAGGTATGATAGTTAGGGAAACTGTTTTTCCTCCTCCCGCTCTTTGTAAATCCGGTACAGAGTGTATAGACCTATCGACGCACCGACAAGAGAATACATCGAATAATAATTTGAACCCTTCCTGTATTGATACAGTGACCACAAAAGACCAGCTAAAACTCCTACTGTGATATATTGTGGGTCAAGGTCAGATAAATCCTTTCTCTTGTACACATCGTTTATTTCGTACATAATCTGATACATACCTAAAGATACGGCAGTCGCAAACAAAAGGTTATCTGTATCCATTATAATTATTAAAGAAATTATTTCTATGTTAAGAATATAATGAACGCCCCAGAAAACGTCCTCTCGGGATATGATGACAAATCGAAAGAAGCCCAACTCGTGATTGAACGTGTGAAGACTCTCGCTAACCGATACAAGAAAACCGGTATCAACAAGGAAAACATCTGTGGTATCGTGTCTACACTCATGATGGAAGTCAACAATATTAAGACACTGAAGGGGCCAGAAAAAAAGGAACTCGTAATCGATCTCATTTATTCCATTATAGAACAAATTGACGAGGGAGAAGAAGATTCCGAACTTGAGGTCGTTCTCAAAAAGATGGTCCCACCGATGATCGATAGCTTCTCGGTGATGCTAAAGATAACTAAAGGTTGTGGTTGTTTTGGTAAATAGATGAAGTTTCCTTCACTTGAAACAATGGTAATGTACGGTATATATACAATACGGGATCTTGTTCTGTATTCAGAAAATAAGCTTGTACAAAGGAACATACGAGTACTTAATGAGTGTAACACATGTTCGTTTGTATTTGAAGGTCATGTATGTGACAATTGTAACTCTATTAAAAGAGAGAATCGAATGATACTCAGATAAAAATGCCGGGTTATCCGACGGTCACGACGTATACGACGCGTCATTTTCGTGCATTTCGAAAGTGATTGCATATGTTGCGCCGAGCGAAAAATGATAAAAGCACTCAAACATGAATGTTTGAAACGAGGAAACCGGATACATAAATTTGCCGCATGGGTGAGACGAAAGTTTGGAACGCTCGTCATTCGGAGAGAGACGAGTTACGGGGATGGAACTTCTCTACCGTGTGTTTTGTGTAGAAAGGTGATAGAAAAACATGGGTTGCGTTGGAGAGCCTATGATGGGGATAGATGGATAGATAGTTTACATTCTAGTCACATACCCAAGTCAAAACCAACGAACAAACAGCGCCGTCTTTTACGATTTGGGTTTAATGATGAGTCCGAGTGCTGATTCAAGATTGTTCTCATTTCTCTTTAGAGGCTTTTCTCGTTTGAGTTTTAAAGTCTCGTTTTTACCGGTAGAACTGTTTATTTCATCCATCTTTTTCGTGTTTGAAATAATCGGTATAATACGGTCTTCCAAGGGTTTGGAGTTTATCTCCTTAGGTTTCTCTTTGTCTACGATACTATTGCTTCTAAATTCTTCTATGGTAAGGTCGCCACCAAACACGTCTAATTGTTCTCTCAGTGGCGCGATCGTGATAGATCCAAGTTTGTTGTACAATTTTTTGCGCATGATGATTATGTTACTACATATGATACCACCTCTCGTAATACCATACTTATCTATGGCATACCGCTTCATGCAACTCCACGAACAAAACCCTCCACATGTATGAAATTTATTCCTGAGTTCGTCATATTTATATGGCAATTTAAGTATCTCACCTTCAAATGGATGACAGCACCACCAACACCACATAGTTTAGGACTATGTGATTATCTTTAAGTGTTATTTTATCTGTGACCACTAAAAATACATTTACAAAGATTCGAGATGTTTGATGAGGGCATCACGCTTATTCGCTTCTGCAAGTGAGATAATTCTGTCGAGCTTCTCTTCATCATCGGTGAGTTCTTTAGCCATACCATACACTATGTATGGGTTAATGAACTTCTTTGTGGATGCACCTCTCACATAGGCAACCGCCTTGGAATCCCCTTTAAGGTTTTCTCGCATCCTGATGGATCCCAACCACACGACCAATGCGATGATGGACACAATCAAAAGGATCGTGTTTATGTTCGAGTTATTCATTATAATATATAAAGAAATAATTTTTCTTTAAATGAATGATAGTGAGCATAGACGTAGGTATACGTAACTTAGCTATATGTCGTTTTGACGACTCGTGTAATCTGGTCATGAATTGGGATGTGTCGGGTGTTCCACCCGAATCAAAAGATGGATTATTCGTGTCTATGCGAAACCACCTCGACGAAAAACCATGGGTATTGGATACGGATACGATTCTCATAGAAAAGCAGCCAGATCGAAATAAGAAGATGAAAATGGTAGAAAATTTCTTACATGCTTACTTTGTAATAAAAGCGCCTAGGTCCGAAACTATTATTTATGACGCAAAGTTTAAAATACCGGATGTATGTGGACCGGGTAAAGCGCAGTACCTTAAACGTAAAAAGGTATCAATCGAACGTTGTGAAGCGTTTTTGAATGATAACCCTATAAATGAACACTGGTTACCTGTATTTAAAGAATCAAAGAAAAAGGATGACCTCGCGGATACGGTGATGCAAGCCATCAGTTTCACGAAGCGTACGGAACCACTCAAGAAGACCGTAAAGAAAAAGGTCATTCCAAGAAAACCAAATCAAAATCAAAAGGAGACGAGATACTCAAAATCAAATTTAGCTTGGATATACCTTAATAAACTAGATTGTGAATGTCTTGAAAAGAATAAACGGTTCATGAAGGATCTCAGAAGATACTATAAGGGTATAGACGATATGAAGAATGATCTAGATGAAAAATATCTTAAATAAAGTAATGCTCAGATATGCGGCTACATTCAAAGAGTTTCCACGCGTGATAGAACTCATACACAAAAGAGGTGAGAAGGTAATAGTCGATTACGCAAAAGAAAATTGTAGATTATCGGAAGCTTATGAAATAGCAGAGACTACGAAGAGACTTATCACGTCCGTTCCAAGTGGTTCAATGTGTGCTATAAAACTCACGAGTTTTGGTTCGAGAGAAAGTGAGACAGATGCCAGAGATTATGCACATTCTATCATAAAACACGCCAAGATGAGAGGTGTAAAGATATGTATAGATGCCGAAGACGTATTGTATCCAGAAATATGTTATACCATGATGGCTGAACATAACACAAAAGACGATGTTCATGTGTATAAAACCTATCAAATGTATCGTAGATTTGCAATTACAGAACTAACGAGTGATATAAAAGATGCACAATTAGATGGGTTTAAATTGGGTGTAAAACTGGTGAGAGGCGCCTATTTAAAAAGACAACCCGGTTTGCTCAACACGAAATCGAGTGTGGATAAACAATATACACAAGGTATGGCGTATTCACTCGCATGCCCAAACACCCACACAATGTTAGCAACACACAATGAACGATCTCTCATGTGTGCGAAAATGTTTGACAAAAGTCAATACGTGACGGCACAGCTTCTAGGACTAGGTAAGAACGTAGATATAGATTACAGGTATGTACCGGTTGGCACCCTGTTGGAACTTACCCCTTATCTATTGAGACGACTCAAAGAAAGAATGTCATGGGATTAAAGATTTGAAACTATTTTATGTAAATGCAAAAAGATGTCCTGGATCATGGATTTGTTAGGCTCGTTGACCACATGCCTTCAGAAGATCTGGATACGGCCATCGTACAATCCGCCCGAGTCTCGTATGGAGATGGGACTAAAAACTCAAGAGGAGATCGTGGACTTATTCGATATCTCCTTAGACACTGGCACACCACCCCCTTCGAAATGGTCGAGTTCAAATTCCACATCAAAATGCCAATCTATATCGCTCGACAGCACATGCGCCACCGCATGGCCAGTATCAACGAGCTCTCCGCCAGATACTCCGTCGTACCGAAACAGTACTATGAACCGGACGTTTTACGCGGGCAATCCAAAGTGAATAACCAAGGTTCAGAAGGTACGGTTGATGTCGGGGGAGAATTAGGTGGAAAGGTAACGAATCAATTGAGTGAATCATTTGAACTCTATCAAGACCTCCTCGACCGAGGTGCCTGTCGAGAACAGGCCAGAGGTAACCTTCCGCAATCTACATACACGGAATTTTATTGGAAGATTAACCTTCACAATCTCATGCATTATTTACATCTTCGTATGGATGAACATGCACAGATGGAGATTCGTCATTATGCGAATGCCATATACGAACTCGTTCAGCCTCTCGTTCCCGTGACGATGGAGGCATTCAAGGATTTCCGACTCAATGCGATGCATTTAACTGGTCCAGAGATCGAATCCATCGCGACCGGTAAGCGAATAGATTCACCCGGTGAACGTAGGGAGTTTGAAGAAAAACTCAAGCGACTCAACATTAATTTGTAATGAAATAGTAAGATGGTATCAAATAATGAAGCCGCCAATGCATTGATAAAATTGAAAACATCAAAAAAGCCAAAGCCAAAGCCAAAGCCAAAGCCAAAGACACCCTTAGCAAAGGAATTAAACAGTGTAAATAAAATTGCGATTGCTCTAATAGACAATAGATCCAAAAAACCAAAAAATAACAATAACAAAAAGATTGCATCGAACTTCTTACAATCGTTTTTTACACCCAGAAAAAATACCAATAAAAAGTAAATGCTTGTCACCGCCTCCAATCGATCTACATTCACGTCTATTAGAAAGAGGTTCACTAAATACAGTAATAAGATGAAAAAGCAACGCATGGATGATTTCACGACCATTCGTGAGCGTCTTTCCGAAATCGCAGAGGGTGATAAGACTCACTCCCGTGAGATTTTGGAAAGCCGTCGGACTTTCTTTGTCGATGAAAATAAACCAAAAAAGTAAAATGTACGCTATTATTCATACATGAATGCTTTGATTTACATATAAATCACAACATTCATACACTTAGCGTTTTCGGAACGCCATGGAACGACCGAGTCGACCTCCACCTCTACCTCCACCACCACCACCCATTCGCCCAGCTGCAGCTCTACCCATGTTTCGGGTGGCCGATTGTCCTGCACCAGACATTGACCAAATAAGAAGCCCGAAGCATAAAACGACGCATACCAGGGCTATCCATTTTATTGGACCAAACATACCTTCGAAAAAGGTACCGACCAAATCGGCAAGTCCCGTGTTCTCAGATGACGCATTTCCAGACGCAGCTGCGTGTAATCTATTGAGTACATCGGATGAAGCGATGGAATCAGCAATTATCGTCGTTATAACCTCCGCGCTTAGCTTAGCAACTATATCTTGAGTCCAAACGATATCCCCACCTTCGCGACAATCATAGCCATCCACAATGAGTTCACCGTCCTGAATAGATACCTGATCCGCGATAGCCTTATTCATGTTTTCAGTTGTAATCGAATTTTCGATAACATTTTCAATTGCCAAGGTAACTTCCTGATTTACATTCTGATCATCACCGAATTGCAGGTTTCCCATCTCCGTTGCCTTTTCGACAGCCGCTGAAGCTGACGCCTGTAATTCGTTTGTTATTGCATTTTTAATTTCTGTCGTCAGCGTCGCAGTGAGAACGGATGTAGACTGTGTCGTTGCATCTATCTTCTGCCCAAAATTAGCGCTACATCCTTTGACGTTTCTCAACACGACTTTCAGGCTCTGAACATTCGCCTGACTGGCCGCGCTTTCAGATACGTTTTTTGTAATTTGTTCAAATATACTTTTGTTTACAGCGGATAGATTAAAAGTTTGGTTGATCGTCTGTGATCCACCTCCACCCATGATTTACAATTATACTAGAAAAAAAATGTTACTAAAATACAAATGAAGCTGAAACTCGAATTGGGTCTAACTCAGATTCTTTTAATTGTTGTAATTTTGGTCATAGTGTTATGGAACTTGATGAGAGTCAGGCGACTCGAAAAATTGGAAGGCCAAAAGTCTGAAGCTATTCTCTACGTTGAGAACTCAGATGAACCCAACCCATTCATCGTGTATGGAATGGTAAGGAAGCAAACCGACGACGAAGAAAAACA